TAGGTGAGGGAGCATAGAGGATTTTTTTCAGAGCGAAGAGCTGAAAAAAATCCTCGCTGTGAGAAAGAACAAGAAGAGGAAAAAAAATAGATTGACAATCAACCAAATTTTTAAATAATCTCTTAAATAACTTTATTACTCTTTACACTTTTTTTAACTTGATTTTTGCCTTTTTTCGCATCCAGCCTATTTGAAACTTCTGCTTCTAAATGCTCTATAACTTTTGTGAGCACACCTGTTGTAACTATAACACTCGGTGATATAGCATAAATCTTTTCAAAAGCTCCCTCGCCAAGCAGTGCATCATAAACTAACTTTTGCTTTTCTTTTATTAATTCCAAGTCTTCAGTTTCTGCTTCACTCAAACTTTCTATATCTTCTAAAAATTTTGAAAACACTTGATTAAACACACTATAATTTTCGTCTGTAACGTTTATTTCAAATTTTAAATCACCAATTTCTATTGGTATCACTGTTGATTCTAAGTTTATTTTAAGTGCCATTTTTTAAGTTCCTTTCTTGCCATTTTTGGCTTTTTTTATTTTTCTATTTAAGGGCTAAGAGACATAAGCAACTTCCCGCTAAAATAGCGGGAATTCACCATAGATAAAAAAATTATACTGCTAAGAATAATTCTAAAAATCAAAAATGCCTATTTTGCATATTTTTTGCCCTCTTTTTAAAGCTGCATATAAAGCATATATCCTTTCATTCATTTTTTTTAGAAAGCTGAAATTAGTTAGAATTGAGCACCTATAAATACTCATTTTTCAGCGAAGCAGCGTAATTTTTATCGTAAGAAAAATTTTTTAAAATTAGATATATTTAAGTCTGTTTTTCAGACCTATTTTTTAAGTTCGCTCTAAGCACTTTCTCTTTCAAAGCGTCATATTTTTGTTCGTCTTGCTTATTCATAACTTTTTTCTTATCATCTTCTGGATGTTTGAAAAATTCATCAAAGCTTTTGAAATAAGGAACAGTCTTTTTGCCACGCTGTTTAGTAGCCTTCGCCTGCACATTAAGCCAAGCTAAGGCGTGTAAATCTCTTTCTTTATCAAAGAGTGAAAGTTTAGCAGCATTCATCATTAAAAAATAATGCCTTAAAGTAATACGCCCTAGTTTTATAGGGTCATATATTTTGCAATATCTCATAATTTCTATTTTTATATCGTCTATAGAGCGTGCACTATCGGTGTGGCTATTGTTTTCTTCGTTATATTTTAGTTCATTTAATTTTTCAGCTTTTTCACGCTCGCCTAATCTGTTAGCTTGCCTAGTTTCTTCATTGCGAAACGGGTCGTCGGTGATTTGGCGAATGATTGCAAAAAATCTTCCATTAACACCTCAATATCTGTTTCGTTTTCTATGAAGTTTTTAATATCTTCTTCTTTTGGCGTATTAGTTGTAACGGTTCCTGCTTTTATTAAAGTTGGTAAAATAATAGGGTTTGCAAGTTCAATTTGAGCAATAGCATATGTTAGCCCTTGCCCTAGTTTAAAGCCATTTTGTTCTATGTAGTATTTGTCGTCTAGGTGGGCTATAAAGTCTAACCCGAAATATAGCTTATAATCTTTATTTGCTATCGTTAAATTCATTTTACTTATCAATTCCTTTCTTTTAGCCATATCTATTCTAGCTAGTAAAATCTTGGCTTTGGGTAATTAGTAGCTAGAATAGATATGTTAAATATTTTGAAAGATAAAAAATTATATTATCTGAGCACGTTGTTTTGCGAAAATAAAACTTTTCAGCTAAGTATTATAATCTTTTTTCTTAATTGGGAACTAGAAGCTAGTTCTTAAACAGCTACTATAGTGTCTGCAAATTCATATTGAACAACTGTAGCTTGGTCTTCAGTTAGTGTTGCATTTCCACGCACACCAGAGCCATTAACAGCAATAGATAAAGAAATTTCTACACTATCTTCAGCCCCTGCTGTTTCACTCCACTCTGTAATATAGCCTTGGAAATAAGTAGCTAAAAATTGGTTGCTTCCAGGTGTTACTTCTTCAGTTTTGTCTATGTCCCAAAGTTCTATAAGCTCGCCATTTAAGAAGCCTTCATACATTTTAGCTCTCACTTCATCGTTGTGAGCCATAAGAGTCGTTAATGAATATTCAACAACAACTTCTGAAAGAGAGTGAATATTGCCGTCTTTCGTTATAGTTGATTCTGCATCTCTCGTGATAGATTTTTCGTGGTTAGTTTGAAAAGCCATGCGGCCCGCTGTTACTTGGTGGCGTAATGAGAATGGTCTCATTAATAATATTCTGTTTACCCCTCTTACTGGTGTTATTTGTGCCATAGTCTGTTTCTCCTTTTTTATAATAGTTTTTTTCCCACCTTGCCGGTAGGTTTTTATTTCTTGTTGCTAAACTCCTGCAGTGAGTTTTGAGAATTTATTAAAAGATAAAAATTTATCTTTTAATACTCCCTCACCTATTTCCACAAAAACAGCCCTCTTTTCACCCCTTTAATTTTTTAATAATTTTTTCCTTTGCTCTTTCGATAGAGCGGTGAACAGAAGATATAGTGCAATTTTCTAACACTGAAATCTCTTTGAGCGTTAAGCCGTCGTAAATATAAAGCTCAAATCTTTTGCGTTGCAGTGCACTAAGATTTTCAATTTCTTCAAACACTGCATCTATATCTAAATTTAGTAACACTAAATCTTCTATCTTTTTTGGTTTGTTTGCTGCTCTTTCATACAGCTGCTCATTTGAGAGTTTTGAATATTCCATATACCTTTCATCTCTACGCTTGTATTTGCGATTGCTCCTATTATACTTTATGTGGTATTCAAAAAGAGCATAGCTAATTTCTGTCTCATGGAACTTACCCTCTGAATCTGTAAATGAAATTAAGTACCTAACCGTGTCGCCAACTTTCTCTACCCTAGCTGTGTAATCATCTTTAAGCTCAAACATTTTTAAAGCCCTCCTATGTATAGTTTTTTTCAAAATTACACTTGCCCAAATTTATTTTAATCACCGCTTTTTTAAAATAAGTTTTGCAATGTTATAATTTCAAAAATTTTTTTAAACCTCATATATTTCCACAAAAACAGCCTGTTTTTCACCCCTATTTTTAAAAAAATTTTTAAAAATTTATATTTTTTAATCGTTGGCGTTTAAAATAAGCTGAAATATGTCAAAAGAGGTATAATTTAAGTATACATTTTTATATACCATTTTGTAAAGATTTAATATTCAAAATAGGCACTTCTTGCTCTGGAATTATATTTGTTTACAAAGTTTTTTAAATATTTTCTATAAGTAATATATTTGTAACACGTATGTGGTATAATAGAATTAAAAAAATTTTGTATTTATGGATGAAAGGAGAAGTATAAATGGCTTCCATTAGCAATAAAGAACTAGTAGCAGAGCAGCGAAGAAGGCTATATCCTCTCGTTTATGCTCTTAGAGCTCCCACAGAAGAAGAAAGAATAAAAGTTTTACAAGATACAATAGATGCATTAATTGCAGAAATGGATGAAGAAGATGTGGCTTTTATAGAAAAGCAAGTTCAGAAAAAAATTAAATAGGGTGTCTTTAAAAACTCCTTTTAGTTGTTTTTAGTTCACCCACGATAGCCCAAAGAACAGGCTATCTTTAACGTGCACCTTTCTAAAAACTCCTTTTAAGTCGTTTTTAGAGGTTCTCAATTATAAAAAGGGAGATTTTAAGCTATGAAGAAATTTTTATTTTTGCTAGCAATGTTTTTAATGCCTATTAGTTACATGGCATACGCTTCGCCGCCGGCAACGATACCAAACCCACCTGCAGGGCAGCCAGGGCACGACCCAGGCACCCCGCCAGAAGCAATTCCAAACCCTGCGTATCCAGGCACGCCACCAATGATAGAAGACCCAAATTGGACACCGCCGCCAGTAACAATTCCAGACCCTAACTATACAGGTGAAAACCCGCCTATGGTGCCAAACCCTGCATACCCAGGCATGCCGCCAATGATAGAAGACCCAAATTGGACACCGCCCCC